TTCAGTTAGATTAAGAATATTCTCTATTATCGATAGTTTCTTGTCTACTGTTAAAGCTGGTGGAGGATTGGATGGGTACAGCGTTGTTGTAGATGATACAAACAATTCGGCACAAGATAAAGATAATAATGTGCTTAATGTGGACATATACATTCAACCAGCCAGAACAATCGAATTCATTAATTTGCAAGTTATCATTACAAGAAGTGGTGTTAGCCTTGCTGAAACTGTAGGATAAATAAACATATAACTTTATAAGTGCCTGAAATATGGCACTTTATTTTTTAAGGAGAAAAATAAGATGGATACATTTAAACAGTGGTTAACACTAAACGAAGAAAAAGAAGAAACTATTTTAGAAACTAGTGGAGATCAAGTAGAAGGTTCTATAAATAAACTTATAGAAATTATGAGTGGAAAAAAAGATGCAGATTCTAAAAGCATTCTAACTATGGCTAAAGGGCTTTTAAAAACGTTTAAGAAGAATGATGGCGGTATATCAAGTGATCAAGCTAAATGGTTATACGATACATGGCAAGGTCTTAAAGGACAATAAATAATAAAGTATTTGTATATAGTCTATTATGTATAAATACTTACATATAAGTTTAAAGGAGATTTAATATGGCAAACTTTACAATAGCTGGGAGAATGAAGAACCTTCCAGAAATTCAGAAATCATTTTTATGGGAGTTGTACACTCCGTCTATAGAAGATTTAGACCAGGATGACATGGTACTTCGAGTTAGAAATGTAGTGATACCAGGAAGAACAATTCAGCCAATTGAATCGTTCTTTTTAGGTAGTAAGCAATTTCATGCAGGGAAAACCGAATTCGTAGGTACATTTCCTACACAAATCGAGGAATTTGAGGATGGCAGAGCGCATCAAGCGATATACAGTTGGATGCAAGCGATTTATAATGCAGATTCTAATTCAAGTGAAGCAGGACAATCAAAATTTAATGGTAAGAATGAGTATAGTAGAGACATAGTATTGAAGATGTATCGTACAAATGGGACAAAAATGGATAAAGATATTGTTTTTTATAATTCATTCCCAAATTCTATAACGGACGCACCATTGGATTACGCAAGTTCAGATAGTGTGAAACTGGATGTCACGTGGAGTTATGACTATTGGCTAACTCGTTAACTCATTAAAAAATAAAGAGTTACGACAATCAGATAAAGTAAAATATACATGAAAATGAGTTATAAACACTTGTTTTTATGTTGATCTTATAAATACATATAGAGGGACACGGAGTAATTACCTTGTTCTTACGTCATTAAGAACTTACCTCTACTTAATTTTAACCTATGACGAGGAAAATAAAATGACAAGAATAAAAAAAACAACAAAACAATGTATAGATGAAATATTAAAAAAATTTCCAGAAAATAGAATAAAATTTGGATACGATAGATTTGATTATCAAGGTGCACATACAAAAACGTGGATCTGGTGTAATCGATGTAAGAAATATTTTGAACAAACACCAAATTCCCATTTAAAAGGATCGGGGTGCAATAAATGTAAATATATAGATTATGCTAATAAAACATGTAAAACATTAGAACAATTTATAATAGAAGCTATTTTAGTACATGGAGATCTATATGGATACGATAGAGTAGTATATATCAATAATAATACTGAGGTATCTATATATTGTAAAAAATGCAATAAATATTTTCCACAAACGCCTATCAATCATTTAAGTGGATGTGGTTGTAAAAAGTGTGGATATATAAATGTTACTGAAAAAATGACTATGACATTAGAGGATTTCATAAAAAGATCTATTTGTATACATGGTAATAAATATGGATATGATAAAGTGGTTATTATAAACGGACATATAGTAGTATCAATATACTGTAACTCATGTAAGAAATATTTCCCACAAAGGCCAGATAAACATTTACAAAATCATGGCTGCTCCATATGCAGAGAATCGAAGGGAGAAAAAGAAATATCAAAATATTTAGATGAACATGATATAAAGTATATAAGTCAAAAGAGATATAGTGATTGTAAAGACATAAATACATTGCCGTTTGATTTTTATTTATCAAAATATAATATATTAATAGAATATCAGGGTGAACAACATTATATGTTAGTTAATTTTAGTGGTCATATGTCCAAAGAAAAACAAGAAGAAAATTTGGAGTATGTACAATACCATGATCAAATTAAACGAGATTATAGTACAGCAAACAACATCACATTAATTGAAATACCATATTGGGATTTTAAGAACATAGAAACCATAATTTCTAATCTTATAAATACTAATATACGAGGTAAACATGTCATTAGATAAAAATTTATACGGTAATTTTTTCAAGAACAAAACTATACAAAGAACAGATAAGTTTTTAGTTACTATTATACCCAATGTTATGGGATTACCAAAGACATCTAGACAGCAACATATACTTGATGTAATGAATAGAAGATCAGGGCCAATGCCAAAAATAGAAGGTCATCACGTAGTAAATATAACATCACC